CGGCTCTTCAGCAATAAGCTTTAGTGATTTGTATCGTGGCGGCTCTAATATTCTGTCTAAGGCTGGTGATAACCCTGCTGTTAATTTAGCTGCTTCTGTTCCTACATCTGGAACGATTGATTTGCAAGATTTCTACAGTACAGCCAAAGGTTTTAAAAATACTGTTAGCAGTTCGACAACTAATGTTGACGCTAATTCGCTTTTTGGTGATGACTACGATGTCAACTATCCAAAAATTATAGACATTAATTCTGGTGTTACTATTGGTGGGTCTGGAGATGAGGCTATAGACATTCCATCTGGTTTGGCTGGAACTCTTGTTATAAACAATGCTGGCAATATATTAGGTTTTGGTGGTGCGGCTGGCGGCGGTGCGGGTGGCTCTGCAATCAACTGTGCTTCTTCTGGTGTGACAATCAATAACACTGGCTTGTTAGCTGGTGGCGGTGGCGGTGGTGGCAATGGTGGAAACGGCGGGTCGGGTGGGGGTGGATATTACACATCAACATCAACATCAACTGTTTTAGGCTCTGTTTATGGATACCAGAACGCTTTAACGGTCAATAACGCTTGGACGTGGACAAAGGCTCATCATTCCAGCGTTGGTGTTTTTACATATGCCGGTGGCACTACTTCAAAAGCAGTCGGAGGGCACACTTTTAGCAGGGGGCCGTATGCGGGTGATTGGTATGGGGCTTATTACCGCATTACCAAAACCAGCACCGTCTATAACTACACATCAGGTGGCGCAGGCGGCTCAGGTGGCTCAGGCGGCGTAGGACAAGGCTATAATCAATCAGCCGCAAGTGGTGCTAATGGTTCTGGTGGTGCTGGTGGCGGGTCAAATGCTGGGTCAGGCGGCACAGGCGGGGCTGGTGGGTCTGGATCAGCATACGCTACGGCTGGTGGAAATGGTTCTACTGGAAACACTGGCGGCAACGGAAATAACGGCAGTGGCAGTGGTGGATCTGGTGGTGGATCTGGTGGCGCAGCCGGAGCAGCGGTGACAGGCACATCAGTAACAATGAACAACACAGGCACATTGCATGGAGCAGTAGCATGACAAACTATAATATTGAGAAGATTGATAATGGTATCGCTACAGTGCGATACGCTGACAACAGTTGGGCTGAGTTAGTTCTTTCATCCGACAATGACGGAGGCTGACCTTGATGATCTGGCACTACAGTTTGCACCAAAAACTGGCGTTGCACCAAGTTTCGCAAAAGCTGGTTTCACTTCCACAGCCTCGGCTAAACCTGAGCCTGTTGTTGAAGAACCAGTGGACGACAGACCAGCGTACCTCATTGCAAGGACTGAAGCATACGGCACAGCAGAAGCACAGCTTGAGTACATAACAGAGAACGGTTTGGACAAGTGGCAAGAGCATGTTGCTAAAATCAAAACTGATAATCCAAAGCCTGACTAATGGTAGTAGCTGAAGTTCTCACAGGTATCAGTCTTGTTAAGGCTTCAGTTGATTTTATTAAATCTAATATCTCAACATGCCAAGACATAGGGCAGATAGCCAGCCAGATAGATGATCTGTTTGCTGGTGAGAAACAGGTGCAGCAAGCTAGAGCCAAAAAATCTGGCAGTAGTTTGGGCGATCAGTTTGGTGTTGATACCGTAGCTAAAGAAATGATTGACGCTAAGTTGGCTGCTGAACAGTTACGAGAAGTAGCAACGATGGTTGATATGAGGTTTGGTCATGGTACTTGGGCTGGCATTTTGGCTGAACGCGCGAAACGTATCGCGGAAGCGAAAGAGGCTGAAGCGGCTGCGAGGCGAGAGAAAATTAAAAGAGCAAATGAAATGGAAGAAACAATCAAGATAGCTTTAGGTGTTTTCTTGCTTGTAGCTGCGGTTATTGGGTTGTTTGTTTTCTTAATGTTTAGTGTAGCTATGGCACTCACACCAAAAGAAGGGATGGTTATGCAATGATTGGTATTATTAATGCTGTTGCTGGTCTTGCTGGCACATGGATGGAAGGCAAAGTCGAGACGCAGAAAGCTAAGGTTGAAGTAGCAAAGCGTGTGGCTGCTGGCAAACAGGAGTGGGAAGCTACTGCTATGGCTGCGTCAGATGGATCTTGGAAAGATGAAGCCTGGACCATTTTTTTCATTGCTTTGATTGCCGCTTGTATGTGGCCTGATGCCCAGCCTTATATCAAGCAAGGCTTTATTGTACTCAAAGAAGATTGTCCTGAGTTTATAAGCTGGGGAATTTTAGCTTCGATAGGTGCAAGCTTTGGGCTGAAGAGCATAGGAGCATTTAAGAAATGAACGTAGATCAGTTGCGTAAAGAGTTAGAAATTGACGAGGGGATTAAGCATGTCACATATATGTGTAGTGCTGATCGGCTTACTTTTGGGATTGGTCACTTGGTCACTGAATCTGACGAAGAGTATAACCGTCCAGTCGGAACATTTATCACAACAGATAGAGTCGCAGAGTGCTTTAATAAAGATGTTGGAACAGTCCTCGAAGACTGTGAACGATTGTACCCCGACTTTGATTCCTTACCAGAAGAAGTGCAACTAATAATAGCAAATATGATGTTCAATATGGGATACCCTCGGTTAAGCAAATTCAAAGGTATGAAAGCTGGTGTCGATGCACGTGATTGGCAGCAAGCAGCCGATGAGATGGTTGACTCAAAATGGTATCACCAAGTAACCAATCGTGCTGAACGGTTAGTCTCCCGTATGCGGGAGGTATGATATGGAACCCATATCCACTGCTCTCGCAGGGATAGCCTTATTCAAAAGTGCTGTTGATGGTATTAAAGGTGCTATTGGTACTGCTAATGATGTTGGTGAGATTGCGGGTTTTATAGACAAGCTCTTTGAGGGAGAAAAACAAGTCCAACAACGTCGTAACCAACAGTCCGGCGTTAGTGTTGGTGATCAGTTTGGTGTTACTAATGTTGCTAGAGAAGTAATAGATGCAAAGTTAGCCCAAGAACAAATGCGCGAAATAGCCAGTATGGTTGATATGCGGTTTGGTCATGGGACATGGAGAAGTATCGTAGATGAAAGGGCTAAACGTATACGCGAAGCTAAAGAAGCTGCGGCAGAAGCTCGTCGTAAAAAACGTCAAGAAGAAAGAGAGCGTGCTGAAAATATGAAACAAGTTCTTATGATTAGTGGTGCGCTATTTGTTGCTGTCCTTTTTTTTTTAGGAATGATTTACATGATTATGAAATCTTCTTAAACAATCCATTCCCTAAAATCTTCTGCAAGCACTTGGCTGGCTATATTAATTTTGTTACGCAGGGCTTTAAGTATACGCTCATCTACAGTTTTATCAGCAACAATATCTATATAAGTAACTTTACTTGTTTGACCGATACGGTGAGCTCTATCCTCACTTTGTAACCTTATCTCAAGGTCAAAGTTATTACTGTAGTATATTACTGTTTTAGCTTCTGTCAGAGTCAGCCCATAACCACCTGTGCGTGGTTGGCCTATAAAGTATTTAAGAGGGCTGTCTGGATCCTGAAAGCGGTTTACAATAGCTTGCCGTTCATCACTCTCTGTTTCCCCATAATATGTAGCTACTGTTTCAGCACCATACATTTTAGATATTTCTTGTTCTATTGTTTTTATATCATGTGTGAAGTTAGCCCATATAATAACTTTACCATCTACTTCTTCTAATACAGACATAAGCTCTGGCAGTTTAGCTGAGTTGAAAGTTTTCATTTCACCATCATCCATTTTTACATGGCCTGAGCATACTTGTTGCAGCCTGAGTAATTGCGTAAGGATAGTATCAGTGGTTACTGAACCATCTTCTAATAAGGCAAGAGCAAATGTTTTCAAACTATTATATACAGACTTTTGTTCTTCAGTGAGTTCTACACTACGCTTGATATATACTTTATCTGGTAAATCTAAACAGTCTTCTTTTTTTACTCTATAGCTAAAGTTTTCAAGTATACCATTGAGTTTATCTAAATTACGATACCCTACTACTTGATTAAAACTATGCGCTCCCATACTACGCCTTTGTACGATGGCATATTCATATTGGAAACTGAAAAAACTACTATGTCCCAATAACCATTCATCAAGGAACTCTGCTTGTGTGTACAGATCCATAGGGCTTTTTGTTACTGGTGAGCCTGTAAGTATACGTCTGTACTGAGCTGATTTACCTATCTTTACAATACTCTTAGTACGTTTAGCATCTTTGTTTTTTATAGTAGTGCTTTCATCAATAGCCATAAGTGATTGATGTGCATTTAAAAAACGCTCAGCCTCACCACAACCTTTCTTAGTGCTAAAGGCTTCTACATTC